CTCAACGTCTAGCCGTGGTACCAAGGCGGCCCATTTTTGCGTCACGCTGCGTGGTCGCTGCCGGTAGCCGCAACGGAGGGTGACGGTGCCGCGAACGAAGAAACCGGCAGGCACCGCTGTTGATCCGCGCAACGGTCGCAGAGCTGACCTGGCCGTTGTGGCCGGGGAGCGGTTCGAGCCGCCCACCGGCCTGTGTCCGGAGGCGATGGATGCGTGGGACGCCTACTGGGATGACCGGGTGGCGCAGGTCCAGACCCCGGTTGACCGGGCGGTCCTGCTGCGCTGGGTCACCGAGATGGACCGCTACCTGCGGTTGATGGCCGCCGCCGACCTGGAGCCGGTGGTACGCGGGTCGCAGGGACAGCCAGTGGAGAACCCGATGTACGGCACGGCCTACAAGGCGCTGGCCGCTGTCCAGGCCTGCGAGAAGCAGATGGGCATGGGCGCGCTGAACCGGTCGGCGCTGGGCATCGCGGTGATCGCCGAGACGAAGTCGCTGCAAGACCTGAACACCCGGTACGGAGGTGGGACCGATGCCGGTCCGCGCGCCGTCCCGCAGGCCCAACGCCCCGACCCGCGGGTCATCGACGCCTGAGCTGGGCTGCCAGGCCTGCGGCTGGACCCCCGTCGTCGGTGAGCTATGGCCGACACAAGGTGGCCTGGCCGTCGACTGGATCGAGGAGAACTGCATCTGCGGCGAGGGCGACTGGTTCGGCCAGCCGCTGAAGCTGCGCCTGGACCAGCAGCGGTTCCTGTACCGCTGGTACGAGTATTGCCCGGACTGCGACGAGTGGCGTTACGACGAGGGCATGCGCGGCGCCGCGACGGGCGACGGCAAGACCCAGTTCATCGCGGCGATCGCCGTCCTTGAGCTGGCTGGGCCGCCGCAGATCGCCGTCGAGTCGCCGAACATCCCGATCTCGGCCGCATCGTTCGAGCAGGCCAACCTGCTGTTCACCGCCGCGGCCACGATGTGTGGCGGCCGGGACCAGTCGGTCAAGGAAGCGCCGCTGTGCGGCTACTTCAACGTGTACGACACGGAGATCACCCTCGCCGACGGCCGTCCTGGCCGGATCTTCCGGGTGGCCGCGGTCGCCGGCACCAACGAGGGTGGCCTGCCGTCCCTGTTCATCTGCGACGAGCTGCACGAGTGGGGCGAGCCGGGCTCCCGCAAGGCCCGCGTGCACACGGTCATCGGCAAGTCGACGAAGAAGCGGCGCACCCGCCGCGGCTCGGGTCGCCGCCTGAACCTGTCGACGGCCGGGTTCGACAAGGACCATTCGCTGCTCGGCGAGTACTACAAGCTGGGCAAACGCGTCGAGCGTGACCCTCGGGTCGCCCCGCGGTATCTGTTTGACTGGCGTGAGGCGCCGCCCGGGCTGGTCTTCGAGAACCCGGTGGACCGCGAGACTGCCGTCCGCGCCGCCTCCGGTGCTGCTGACGTGCTGTGGTCGGTGAAGGACCGTGTCGACGCGTGGGGTCAGCCGTCGTACCCCCGGCACGAGTGGCTGCGCTACTTCGCCAACACGTGGGTCGACATCGCCGAGGACTCCTGGCTGAAGGATCACCCCGACGCGTGGGAGGCCTGCCTCGGCGAGTGGGTGTCCGACCAGGCGAACCCGTTCGTCGTCGCGGTAGACATGGCGCTCAAGCGGGACTCGGTCGCCGTCAGCCGCATCGAGCAGCTGCCCGACGACAGGTTCGCGATCACGTCGCGGATCTGGCGGCCGGACGGCACGCCGATCGACCACCTCGACGTGTTCAACCACGTCAGGGCGCTGGCGCGCGGCGACGGGTTCCGCGGTGTTGTGTACGACCCGCGGTTCTTCGAGCTGCCGGGCCGGATGCTGGAGGACGAGGGGATCCTCGCGATCCAGTTCGATCAGTCCCCGCAGCGCATGGCGCCGGCCTGCGGGCTCGCGTACGACCTGATCCTTGAGACGCGGATTGTCCACGACGGTGACCCTGACCTGGGCGCGCATGTCAAGTCGGCTGTGAAGCGGGAGCAGGACCGCGGGTTCACCCTCAGCAAGGGCAAGTCGAAGCGGCACATCGACGCCGCGATCACCTTGTGCATGGGGCTGTGGATCCTCCACGAGGTGCCAGAAGAGGTGATCAATCCGTGGGCCGTGTTCGCCTGACCCGGCGTCGCCGAGCGCTGCTGGGCTACGTGCTCGGCTGCGTCCTCATCATCGCCGGGGTGTACGTGGCGCAGGGCGTCGCCGGCGCCTTCGTGACGGCCGGGATCATCACCGCGGCGTCGTTCTTGCTGCTCACAGATGTCGACGAGGAGGGTACGCGTGAACCTCCTGCAGTCGCTGTTGCGCCGCAACGCTTCTTCGACCCAACGCTATGACGGGGTCGACTTCTCCGGCATCGACCCGCTGGACTTCGCATGGTCATTCGGCGGCGCCTCCTACCAGGGGCTGCCCGGTTCGACCGGCAACCGGACGGAGACGCTCGAGTCGAGCTTTCTGGGCCTGACTCAGGGTGCATACAAGCGCAACTCGGTCGTATTCGCCTGCATGAGGGCGCGATTGTCGGTCTTCTCGGAGGGCCGTTTCCAGTTCCAGAGGATGAACAACGGCACGCCGGGCGACTTCTACGGCGACAGCAGCGACCGGCGGACGGCCGGCAGCGAGGGCCTGCACCTACTGGAGAACCCCTGGCCGAACGGCACCACCGGCGACCTGCTGACCCGCACCCTGCAGGATGCGGACCTTGCCGGGAACGCCTACTGGACGGTCCGCAACGGCAAGCTGCGGCGCATGCGCCCCGACTGGGTGTCCATCGTGATGGGCTCCAGCACCGATCGGGAGATTGGGCCCGATGACCTGGACGCTGAGCTGCTCGGCTACTTCTACTGGCCGGGCGGCCCGTTCAACAAGCAGTCCGAGCCCGTGTATCTGCTGGCGGACGAGGTGGCGCACTTCGCGCCGACGCCCGACCCGATCGCCCACTACCGCGGCATGTCGTGGCTGACCCCGATCATCCGCGAGGTTGAGTCCGACACCGCCGCCACCGTGCACAAGCTGGCGTTCTTCCAGAACGGCGCCACCTTGCAGACCATCGTGTCCTTCAAGGACATGAAGCAGGAGGTCTTCGAGGCGTTCGTCAAGAAGATGGACCTCGCCCACAAGGGCGCGCAGAACGCCTACAAGACCCTCTACCTGGGCGGCGGTGCGGACGCCACTGTGGTCGGGGCGGATCTGCGGCAACTCGACTTCAAGGCCACCCAGGGCGCCGGTGAGACCCGGATCGCGGCGGCCGCCGGCGTACCTCCGGCGATTGTCGGACTGTCCGAGGGTCTGCAGGGTTCGTCGCTGAACGCCGGCAACCTGGGCCAGTTGCGTCGACAGTTCGCCGAGGGCACCTTGTCCACGCTGTGGCGCAACGCCGCCGCGTCGATGGCGACTCTCGTCCCACCGCCGGCCGGTTCGAAGCTGGTCATCGACACCCGGTACATCCCGTTCCTGCGGGAGGACCACCAGGACCGGGCCGCGATCCAGCGCGAACAGGCCGCGACCATCGTCTCCCTGGCCACCGGCGGCTTCACCCGGGAGTCGGCGATCTCCGCCGTGGTGTCGGAGGACATGACGCTGCTGGTCGAGGACCCGAACTGGGTGTCCGTCCAGCTGCAGCAGTCCGGCGGCGGCCCGGCACCCGCGCCACCCGCGGGGCCACCTTCCAAGCCGATCAACGGCGCGCCTGCGCCTGCAGCCATCACCGCAAAGACGGGAGCGTAGCCGTGGCTGACGCCAAGATGCCGTACGGCGACGTGGGGTACGCCGACCCCGGCTACCAGGCCGACGGGAAGAAGCGGTACCCGATCGACTCGGCGGAGCACTGCAAGGCCGCCTGGTCGTACATCAACCAGGCCGACAACGCGGCCAAGTACAGCCCGGAACATCTCGCCGCGATCAAGGGCCGCATCAAGGCAGCCGGCCGGAAGTTCGGCATCACCTTCGAGGGCGACTCCGGGCGTTCGGACAGTGCCCCGTCGCCGTACGTGCGCAGCTTCCCCCTCGAGGACATCTCGATCCGCGCCGGCGGGGACGGCCGGACCGTCGACGCCTACGCGACCGTGTTCGACACCCCGGTGCCGATTCACGACCAGGACGGCGACTACATCGAGGTCATCGACCGGCGCGCCTTCGACCGGATCCTGCCGAAGCTGGCGCCAGCCGGCGGCCGCTCATCCTGGCGGGTCGGGGTGTTCTACAACCACGGCATGACGCTGCACGGCACGCCGAGCGACCTCAACTCGATGCCGATCGGCGTCCCGCTGGAGATCAAGGCGGACGGGCACGGCCTGTTCACCAGCACCCGGTACTCCAAAGGCCCCGAGGTCGACCGGATCCTCGACGCGATCAGCGAAGGGTCGCTGTCCGCCTACTCGTTCTCCGGCCGGTTTGACCGCTCGGACCCGCTGCGGCCGGCCGGTGGCTTCCGCGCCGACCGTCGCGGCAACCTGCCGACCGTCCGGCGCACCGAGTCGACGTTGCGGGAGTACGGGCCGACCCCGTTCCCCGCCTACCAGGACGCCGCGATCGTCGGCGTCCGGGCAGAGCAGATCACCGAACAGCTTGACCGCATTACTGAACTGCTGCGCAGCGGCATCACCGCAGAGGCCGCTCTCGCAGCTGTTTCCGGCGCTCCCGAGTGGGACTCGCCGCCCGACGACTCGCCCGCGCTGGGGCGCTCCGGTCGGTCAGTCAAGGACGAAATGGCCGCCGCGAGGTCGGCATTCCTCCAAAAGTATGGGAGCGACAATGCCCGAGGTAACCACCCGCGACGTGGCTGAGGACGACGCCAAGCGCAACCGTCAGCAGTCTCTGCGGGCCCAGTACACCACCCTGCAGGACATGGAGGGCCGCCAGACCGCTATCCGGTCCGAGCTGGCCGCGATCTCGGCGATCCCCGACCCGGCGGACGATGATCTGTCCTGGCAGTCGACCCTGATCGCCGAGTTCGACGACCTCGAAGAGATGGTCGTGCCGCTGCGCAAGCGCGCCAAGGACCTCGAGCGGGTCATGCGTACCGCGCAGAACCCCCTGAACGTGGAGGGGTCGAACACCGACAACCGGACCCCTGACCTGATCACCCGCAACGTCATCGGCCTCGACCCGTTCCGGGACCTGGACCGGGTCCGCGGCAACATGGTCGACCCGGGCGAGTGCCGGGGCCGCGCCCTGGATGCCATCGA